CTTCTTGTAATACTTTTTCATCTTTACCTAGACCTACGTAAAATTTAGCTAGAGTATTTAATGCATAAGACATTCTATTCTCATCAATCAAAGATGCTGCAATCATAGTGTCAACTATCTTACCTCTAATTTTAATACCTGCGGCTCTTAACCAACAAACATCATACATAGCATTGTGAAATATAAAGGTAGTTTTCTCTTGATTAACTAAATCTTGAACCCATTGTAATACGAGTTTTCTATCCATATTACCACCACCCTCGTGCCCAATCGGATAATAGCCAGACCAGCCCTCTACGGCCACCGCAACGCCTGCAATGTGTCCTTTTCCAACGACACTACCTGATCCTTGAGTCATTAAATAAGGGTCATAAGTTTCTAAATCAATAGCAACTTCTTTATGTCCGGATAAATCTTTTAGTTCGTCTGGTGCAACCCATTCAGTTTCGGGTGCAAATAGTGGAATCTGTGTTCTTCTCATTCGTAGTCTCTCTCCTTTACCATCTCAAGATAGTGTATTGCTTTATCTATATCTTGTATGCCACCCTTCTCCGAGTGCCTACATATATACTTTATAGCGTTGCCCTCAGCAAAAAGCAACTTATTTTTGTTAATAAATTCTGCTGGTTGAATTTTCATATACATGTAATGAGATCCTCCAACTTGTTTAAATTTCCAATCTTCTTTTGTTTTTTTCTTCATAGTACATAAGCACGATCAAAGTTTTTAGGATCTAACACATGCAATTCACGCTTCGCTCTCGTTGCTCCGGTATAAAATAATCTATGTAATTCATCCGGGTCATGACTAAAAGTTTCTATCGCTGCGCCTGTAAGGTCTTGTAATAATAAAACGTTGTCGGCTTCTCCTCCTTTCGCTCCGTGTATAGTTGACATTTTTATACGAGGATTTTTATTTATCATCTCACCATTCGCCCTCATATTACGAATGTAAGTTTCTGTGATAGGATCTAAACCTTCAAAGGCATCAAACCATACAGCAGAAGTTATTAAACCATGATCTTTTTGACACTCTTCTATTTTATATTTTGTATCAGAGTGTAATGTTTTACCTTTTTGAAATCCAGGTACTACACTAGATCCTAAATACTCATAAATGTTTTTTATTTCTAAATGATTTAAAAGTTCACCCTTACGCCATTGTTCCCAATTGTTAAGAGCTAATAATAATTTTAAAGATACAGAGTTCATACCTTTGAACTGATAGTACCATCCTTGTATCTCACACAAATCTTTAGCGTCATCTAAAAAATAATTGGCAGAAGACAACACTAACCAATTACCTTTAGACATATCTACTTGTGTTACATCAGAATATCTTTTTAATATACCTATCTCATCTCTAGGTTTATATTCTTTGTCAAATCTGTTTTGTACTTTGTTAATAATACTTTGTGACAACTCATGTATAGGTCCACCAGGTATACGATAAGATTGATTTAATGTTTGTATGTCATCAACTTCTTCTTTGAGTGCTATGAAGTGATCTACATCTGCACCAGCCCATTTAAATATTGCTTGGTCATCATCGCCAGCAATATAAGTTTTACCTGCTCTTGCCCAAATCTTTCTTACCATATCCCATTGCAACAAAGATAGATCTTGTGCTTCATCTATAAACAACACCTCAAATTTATTTAACATTTCTTTTTCTAAAAATAGTTCTAGTAAATCTGTAAAATCTTTTAGACCTTTTTCTTTTTTAAATCTTTTTAATTCTTCTGCGAGTAAAAATAATGTGCTTCGTTCTATATCTAATATATTTTTTCTAGAATCATAATATTCTAGTAAGTCTAAACGTTTAACTCTAGCTGTATTTATGATAGTTAAATATTCGTTATCAGAATTAAATGTACCATCTTCTGTAGAATAGTTTGCAGTCCTAATGGGTATGCCACATTTCTGCCCAAATTCCTTATAGTCTTCTGACTTCATCATTTTTTCTTTAGTCATACCTAACTGATTAAATGCGTATGAATGTAGAGTTCTAAAGAAAGGTAAATCGTTCTCTTTATCTAGTCCAAACTTCTCTGCAGCACGATCAGCCGCCTCTGTTGCGGCTTTTTTAGTAAACGAAAAGTACCCAATTTGTTTAGGTCTAATCCCGTTCTTTAAGAATTCGTCCACTAAGTTTAACAACGTTGTTGTTTTTCCCGTTCCTGGTGGCCCTAATATTATTGTCTTCATACTTCTTCAACTTCCTTTCTGCTATATTTAAATGTATTTGTGTTAGTTCTAGTTCTTCTTTTAATTGTGCTATCTCTTCTCTAAACCTTAAATGCCAGTTAATTCCTATTTTAGAACTCATTAAAAATGTTCCTGTTGATAAGGTTCTTTAGAAGTAGATGGCTCTACTTTTTTCATAGTATTAATTTTAATTAATCTTGGTGTTTGTTTTTTAATTGTCATTCTTATTTCTTCTACAAATATTTCTTCTAATCTTTTTATTAAGTTACCTGTTTTAATTTTATCCATATCCCAGTTATTCTTTTTTAAGAAACTATAAAAATCTTCCATTCTAAAATACGTAAAGTCTCCATCTGTGTATGGTAATTTATTAAATATATCATCCATAGTTCTTGCTGTCTGTCTGTTAGTAGTCCAATCTTGCAAGAGTCCTGTTACTTCATTAATAGGATCTAAAGATTCTAATGGTTCTACTTCTTGTAGATTAGTCATCATTGGTTTTAAAAAATGTTGTTTCCAATCTTTTGGTTTAGGTACAGGTACAATTTTATTTGCTTGATCTAAACATGCTAAAGCAAACATACCGGGATTGTAAAGTTGTTCTGATTTTAGTTCTATTCTTTTTTTATCTACATCTAAAAACCATTGTGGTGGTGTTGATGTATACTTAGTCAAACTTCCTAGGACAGGCATTTCTTCTTCACCAAATCCTACACCAAATCTTTTAGTTCTACACAAGCCTGATTGACATACAGAATTAATTGGTGCATCTTTACATCTGTATTTGTCATAACCTTTTCTGTTAACTGATTTAATTAATTGCTGCACCTCATTATTATTTAATGGTGGGTCCATAAATTTCATGTTGGCTTTTACAATTTCATCTTCCCATGTATCAGGTTTAGATTGTTTATAAAAAACTGCTATGTTAAATAGCGCATTGTTTCTAGATCCTTCTCCAAAACCAGTTGACGCTAACTTATTTAAACACGGCGGTCCCAAGGGGAAAGCTTCTTCTCTTTTCTGTTCTGCAACTCGAATTCCTTCAACATCTCCTTTGGTGCAACTATACTTATCATACGCAGTATAAAACTGCTCAAGTGTAATAGCACTACCGTTATCATCAATCGCATATCTTAATCCTTTCGTTCCGTCATAGTAGGGTAAGTTTAAAAAATTACCAGTGTCCCCACGTTCCACTAATATTTCTGTTTGTTTTGGAAAAATTTCTGACCCTTCGTAACCTAATACAATAGCCATCTCTTTTAATTTTGATTGCATCAAAGATGCTGCAATGTTTTCTTTTGTAAATAAAAATACGTGTGCGCCGCCTGATTTACTACGGCAAACTATTAAGGGTAGCTTATGATCCCTAATACTTTTAATGAGGCCAGCGTGATCAAAGTTATATTCGTCAATATCAATACACCCCCACCTACAATCATTAGTATCTGTGATAGGGATAATGCCGAGGGCTGCACCTCTTCCTGCCAAGTGATCGGACCAAAGCCCGTCGTTGACGTTTTTACGAACAATAAAGGCTTTGCCTTGTTGTTTGCCATTTTCTCCTCTGTCACCGGGTTGGTATTGTCCATATGCTATAGTTAATCCGCTAAATATTTGTTTGAATTTTTCCATATATTCCTTTTTCCTTTCTTTGTAAAGGGGATCTTGCGATCCCCTTAAAAATAAATTTAGTACGGAGTACTATCTTTACTTTTCTCTTCAACATCAGCTTTTGTTTGCACGTTACCCTTTGAGACACTTTGATTAAAGTCCTTTGCACTTAAGTACAAAGCCTTATCCTCTTGTCCCATGATTCTGTCTTGTGTAACAGACCAACCATACCAAGAACCTTTATCGTTCTTTTGTAGTACAGATGATAGGTTATACACAACCCCATGCATTGGAGGGATAGCAAATCCACCCTTACCGTCAGGTATTTGTATGGTTTTCATCATAGAATTCCATTTTTTACTAACGTTAAGCTGCGTAGATTTCATAGTTATCAACGCTGGTGTCATCCCACCTGCTTTTGTTTCAACCAAAACATAATAAGAAGCTGTTTCTTCTAAATAGTTACCGTTAGGTAATCTAATTTTAGATCCATCTCTCTTACCAGTTTGAATTACCGGACTGTTTGGTAGGTGAGAAGCAACAGGTGCTCCTGGTCCATCTCCTCTATCAGACCATTCTGGATAATCCTTCTTATAGTAACAAGGAATAACCTTGAAACCTTTTTTACCATCGAACAATTCGCTGGTAACAGTATTATAGATCATGCCTGGTTTAGCACCTTCTATATACTTCGCATCCCCATCAGTTACCTGAGGTGATAGTTGTCCTAAGATTCTGACAAACGGTAACGCCATATCTTCTTGCGTCATGTTCTCAAAACCTTGTTGCAGGTCGTCGCCAAACAAGGCAACGGATCCTGTGTTTTTAGCTGTTATTTCATTAGCCATTATACATTCTCCATTAGTTATTTCCGGCTTATTTTAGTTTTATCTTTAATCCAAAGACTAAAGCAATCAGAAGGCATGTCGAGGCCGGCCTCAACACGCTCCCGATATAGAGCTGTTAACGTATTCCAAGACACATCAGATTTCTGTTGTGGCTCAAAACCATTCTCAGCTGCAAGGTTAAGCAATTGCTCAGCCTTGTCATCTTCTCCCTTACCAAAAGAAACAGAAACATTATTTTTAATAATATCTCCTAATCCTTGGTCACGAAGCCATTGTAGAGCATTCTCTCTTTTAGTATCATCTTTAGGTACTGTTGCTCTGAATTCTTTTTTAACAGATACTTTAGATCCATCAGATAATTTAATTTCTGATAAACCTTGTTCAGCCAATAGTTCTGGTATTACATTAGAACTTATAAAGTCTGCTTCTTCTTTTTTCTTTTTAAGTTGCTCTTCTAAATCTGTAATCTCATCTTCTTTTCTTTTAAGATTAACACACTCAGCTGCTATTGTATTTACTTCTACATTATCTAAAAGATCTGTAGAATCATTTAACATCATATTTCTTATATCATCACTCATAGTTATCCTTTCTGGTAGAGATCGAAATTAATAGGATAGTATTTAGCCTCTCTTCGATCCCATTTCAAGAGGTTAAATTTTCCATTTGTATTATCACTTACTATTGCACAAGATATTCCTATCACTGCAGGATCTCCTGTTAATAATACGTAATCTTGTTCTCTAAAATCTCTTAAGTTTTTTTGCATTTTAAAAACAAAAGGACTAGAGCTAAATATTATTTGTGAGTCTGGACCAAAGTTAGGTAAACAAATTACCAAGTAACCAAAATCAGATGCACCTAATATATTTATATTAGCTGGTGGATGTTGTAATACATAGACAAAATTTTCTTTAGGATTTTCTTTTTTAAAAGATAAAAAATCTGCCAAAGATTTAGGCTTGTATAATTCAAATATTTTATTTTTCATTTTTAAACTTTCTATTTAATTCTATTATTCTCTTGACAGACTATATAGTAGTGTTTATATAATTGTCAACTAGAAAGAAGAAATAATTATGAACTATAAATTTAAGACAAAACCTTACGACCATCAGATAAAAGCATTAGAAAAATCTGTTGATAAAAAAAATTATGCGTACTTCATGGAAATGGGTACAGGCAAATCTAAAGTGTTAGTAGATAATATGGCTATGCTTTATGATAAAGGTAAAATAAATGGCGCATTAATTATAGCACCTAAAGGTGTTTATAACAATTGGTATGTTGGAGAAATACCAACACATTTAGCTAGTCACATACAACCTAAAATGGTAATATGGACAGCTACAATTTCCAAAACAAAACAAAAAGAATACGACTCATTATTTGAAACAGGATATGATTTTCATATTCTTATTATGAATGTTGAATCTTTTAGTACTGACAAAGGTAGATTATTTGCAGGTAAATTTCTAAGAGCTCACAGAGCTATAATGGCTATAGATGAGTCCACTACTATTAAAAATCCTACTGCTAAAAGAACTAAAGCTATTGTAACGTTAGGTAAAGAAGCTTATTACAAAAGAATTCTTACAGGATCTCCTGTAACTAAATCACCGCTTGATTTATTTAGTCAATGCGCTTTCTTAAATGATGAGTTATTAGAATCTGGCTCTTACTATTCTTTTAAAAATAGATATGCAGTTATGAAAACTCATAATTTTGGTGGCCGTAGAGTACAACTTGTGCATAGTTATCAAAGACTAGATGAGTTAGCTTCTATTCTAAAAGGTTTTTCTTATCGTGTATTAAAAGAAGAATGCTTAGATTTACCTCCAAAAGTATACATAAAGAGAGAAGTAGAACTTAGTAAAGAACAGCTTCAAGCCTATTCTACTATGAAATCCGCGGCCCTCGCTACTTTAAAAGGTAAAATGGCTACAGCGCCTCACGTTTTAACTCAAATGATGCGTCTACACCAGATTACTTGTGGTCATTTAAAAAATGACGATGGTACTACTACTGAAATTAAAAGTAATAGAATGACAGAGCTTATGAATTTATTAGATGAAGTAGAGGGTAAAGTTATTATCTGGGGTAACTATATTTATGATATAGAAAATTTAGTTAAAGCTGTTGGAAAAGAATATGGAGAAGATTCGGTTGTGCAATATTATGGTGCAACATCATCAGACGATAGAGCTAAAGCTATTAAAAAGTTTCAAGATCCAGACTCTAAAGTAAGGTTTTTTATAGGTAATCCACAGACCGCAGGTTATGGTATTACACTTACAGAAGCTGGTACAGTTGTTTATTTCTCTAATGGATATGACTTAGAAAAAAGACTACAGTCAGAAGACAGAGCACACAGAATAGGTCAAAAGAAGTCGGTAACATACGTAGACTTTATAGCACCAAAAACTGTAGATGAAAAGATTGTAAAAGCTTTACGTAATAAAATTGACATAGCTAGTCAAGTAATGGGAGAGGAATTAAAGTCATGGATCTAATAATATTAAATGATGGCCTATATCAACTGATACCTGTAACTAAAAAAATTATGGAAGGTATTGCTATAACTGCCGAAGTAGATTGTTTTGCTTTGTGTGATATTTTAAGACTCAAGCTAACAGGTTATGTTGATAGTTTAAACTTACATATAATGAATGATGGCTCTGGTAGTTTTATTGGCTGTATGTGTAGATAGGATTTTCTAAGACAAAAGTATTTTTGTCGAGAATTACAAATCCACAAGCCCCGTTTCGCGATTCAAAAACTTATACTCTATTTTTTGTATGTTAAAGTCTTGTTTAATTTTATTACAGATTTTTTCTACGTCAAACTTTGCACAACTATAGACATCAAACTGCATTAATGCAGGTGATGGTTCGTCCCATACATGCATAGCTATATGTGAAGTCTCTATAATTGCAACAGCTGTAATACCTCGGTTGCCTTCCATGTGACAGTATTTAACATAAGGACCCATAAATATTTTCATATCTATAGAAGCTACAAATTCTTTCATCCATTCTGTTAGTTGCTCTTCATCTACTGGTGGTCTGATTGCTTCGGCACGAATGATTAAGTGCTGGTGCACTAGCAAACTATTTTTCATAAAGTTAACCTACGACTTTGCCGTCTTTCCATTCCATATCTGGAAGACCTTCGGTATATTTTTTACCATCAAAGGTTAATAC